TACCAAAAAGGCAAATTTGAAAACTTATCGAAGAAAACATCTAACTTTTGTTGTATTAGTGGATCATCACTAAAAACACTCCATATCAATAAAATCACCGGGGCACTTACGAGCAAAAGCACGAACTCGTCTTTCCAGCCTTTGTCGTTTGATTGTCTTACTTGGGCTTGATATTCTACTTCTCCATTTGCCATTTTTTGTGCGTGTAGCATTGCGGCATCAGACTCTAACATTTTTCTTTTCTGTCTGTTGGTCATAATGTGAGTACCAGCTCCAACTGCTAATTTTACTATGTCTAATATCATAATTTTCCTATCATATCTGAAAGTATCAAAGCTCTTGATTTTACTTGAACCGCCCACCTACTATCCAGCATTTCAGCTTTTGCTTTCTTAAAATCTTTATCTCTTAGTGCTTGCAGAAAGTTTTTGAATTTTAGAACTCTTGGCTTGCCTAAGTTAAAACACATCTCAATCAATACTGATTCTATTATTTGTTTTTGTTCTTCTGAATAACCATTCAGACCATTGAGTTCATTATCAATAATTGATTGTCCGTCATTTTTTGCAATTTCATAATCTTGATTGAATACACCCTCTAATTCTTCAGGAGAGTAAATTACACCCTCCTGAAAATTATCGTCATCAGTTACGAGATGGCCAAATCCGATAGTGGCGTATCCGAGACTATCCCTGTATAGGGTTGGCGAGAACCCTTCATGCTGTCTGATCCTTTTTTTTGTATCAATCACAAGTACAAAGCCACCAATGCGATTATAATTACCGCCCAAGCTGGCACTTTACAGTTTAGCCAACTCCAAGCCATATTTGCATATTTCCAAAACATATCCATAAGTTTCTCCTTTATTTGATTTTTCTATAAGGGTCTGTCGAAAGTTTGACAGTTTTTTCAGGTTGTTTACAAGCAATAATATCTTCAATATTATTTTTTACATAATGAAGAACATTGCCAACAACACTCTCTTTAGTTAAATCTTCAATAATACTTTCAAATGTTTCACCTTTTTCTAAATTTTTAGTAATAGATATTGCATGAGCTTTCGCTTCTCGATCTACTAACTGATCATAAGGTTTTATATAAATGCGTAAATATTGAGGAAGTAATCCTGTGTTTGAAGGTGCAAAGCCTAAAATACAAAAGGCTCTCCAATCGTCAATAAGCAATCGGATATTTCTCGATATGAGTCTGTTTGTTTCCATTAAGTCTCTCGATTTCTAATTCGCAATAATGTATGATTTTTTGCAAATCTTCAACTCCATTTTTATCTTTATATCGGACTATGTATTTTATTATTACACCTTGTAAGTAGTTCAAATCGTTAGCTTGTATAAATTCGTAAGGTTGTATTTTGTGATCTTTGTAATGTTTACCGCCAATTTGTTTTTTATAAGCTGACATTATGGTACGACTTTATTCCATCTTCCACCTTTATTCAACACCATAGGTAAAAGTTTAGGTAAACCATTTATAATGATACCAGTACCAATTATGGGTCTATCTTTGAATAATTTATTATATTCGTATGCAAGACTGTCTTTATCAATGAGACAGCCCACCTGAAGCCCCCAATGTAAGGCATTTGGATTGCCCCAATACTGAATACTCATTTTGGTGTGATAGTGTCCTTGAACTACATTCATTCCATATTGCTGACCAAGTTTTAATATATTGGCACTTTTACCATGACAAAAATAAATATCTTGTCCGTTGCTGGCTTTGATCACTATGTCTTCGTGCCATTTCCAACCTTTACCAACTTGTAAAAACTCATTGTATTCACGAATAAATGCTTTAGGTAATCCATGTGCAAGTGCTTTTCTAAATATCAAACTACCATGATTACTATGAACTAAATCCATTTTTGGAAAAAGTTTTTCAAGTTCATGTATTGTCTTAATAGCTTTTCTTAGTTCATCTCCAGCACTTGCGAGATCAGGGTTAGGACTATGAAAAGAGATCGCATGACCATCTATTTCATCTCCAATATTTAGAATTCTTGTTGGTTTGTATTTGTGTTTAATTGCTTTTAAAAAATCCATCATGTCGCAATGGTGATGAGGGATATGTTGGTCAGAAATGACCAAGATACATTTTTCCATAAGTACTCCTTAAAGAGTTATGATGTCTATAAATGATTTTACTGTTTCAGCAAAAACTATCGTGAACATAAACGATAATGCTAAAACTACTTTTGTAAG